ATTGCATTTTTTAGCCGGATATGGTATAATATATACAGTTAAAGGAACAGAACATTCACACACGGGCGGCGGGCGTCTCGTGCGCATGGGTGGAGTGTAACCTTTGGAGGTATTGATATGTACGTTAAAAATCAGTGCGGTGTGTTGATTGATTTTGAGGTAGCGGTCAAACTCATGGATGATGAAATCCGAGAGTTGACGCATGAAGAAGGTCATGACAGTGAACAAGCGTTTTTTGACGCGTATTGTCAGAATCATTTAGAAGCGTATGGCGAAGAGTTTGAGTTGAACACCCAGAACCCTGTTTACTGAGAGGAGGTGCATTAACGGCGATGAATCCCAAGTCATCGCCGCTGGGTGCTGACACACATGTTTCACGTGAAAGAATAGGAGGGAGTATATGAAACTCATTGAAAAGAACTCCGGACGCATCGTCGATATCATCATGTACATGATGGCTAATGACAAGATGCACCACGGCAACGACATTTCCGCAGACTTTTTTTCGGACGATCAAGCCGAATATATTGCTGACGGGTCTATTATTGTCGATGATATCGATTATTGTGAGGACTGCGCTAAAGACTGGGTAGACGGCATCAACGATTTTGCGGACGAGGATGGTTTCCATGTCGTGCAGAATACGGACTACCGTATGGCTATCATCGACGATGAGCTGTACTGCAACTATGAGATTGATTAAGGAGGACATATATCATGGTTATCAGGATTTTTAAGGACGCTGTTTGCGTCCGCTACATTGAGGTTGCGCAGGAAGCTGCTCTACCCCTCTTCAACCTCATCCTACAGTCTCTCGGAGAGGATGAAGAAGTAGTCCTCTATTCTGATGGCGATGAATCCCAAGTCATCGCCGCTGGGTGCTGACACACATGTTTCACGTGAAACAATAGGAGGGAGTATATGAAACTCATCGAAAAGAACAGTGGTCGTGTTGTTGAAATCCACATGTATATTGTGGACAACAGGATGCTTAAAAGCCCTGATTTAGCGAATGATTTTTTGATAGCACCCAAGATTTGATTGTCAACGACATGTATTATGTCATCGACTATATCAAAGATTGGGTGGCAGGTAAAGGCGATTTTGCGTTTGAAGATTGTGGAGGAAACCGCTTGGCGGTAATCGACGGCATCAGCTATGCCAACTATGGCATTTAAGGAGGTTAAGAAGTGTATCACATCATCTACCGCAATGGCGGGAACCTCATCAGGGACGCGACGTCATACGCCTCAGCTGATGAGGCGCACGAAGAAGCTGAACTACTTATTGAACAGAGAATAGAGGTGATTGAAATTGTACACACAGCGTAAAAAGATCGGGATTAAGGTCTGTCGGCTGAAGATTGTTTTTTTCTCGGACGGCAATGTCGAAACTATGAAAAAAGATATTGTCGGCATGCATCTGAATCAGAGGCAAGCCGACAAATATGTAAGAAAAAACTTTGGCATGGGTTATTCCCTGCTTTCGTTCATCAACGATGTTGAATATGTAAACCTTGACATTGACAAAATTTATAAAGAGCATATGGAGGAAAAGAAGCATGAATAAGGTTTTTTTAATTGGCAATCTGACCCGCGATCCCGAAACCGTAAAGACGACAAACGGGAACAAAATCAGCAGGTTCGACCTTGCTGTAAATCGCCGCTTTACTCAGGACGGCGAACAGAAGACGGATTTCTTCCGGGTAACGACCTTCCGGAACCTCGCGGAGATCGTCGAGAACTACTTGACGAAGGGAAGCAAGATCGCGCTCAGTGGCTCAATCAACACGACTGAGTGGGAAGACAAAGACGGCAACACTCACAAGGGAGTCGAGATCGTCGCTGACGAAATCGAATTTTTGAAGACAAAGCTGGACGAACAGCCAAAACAGGAAGCTCCTAGGCGTAGACCGAAATATTAAGGAAGGAGGGACGGGTTGCCATGATGCAACCCGTCTATTGTTATATGGATATTAGGTCAGAGTATGCACGTCTGCGCAAAAACATCATGCAACGTGCAAAGCGCATTGAAGCAAAAACAGGCTTGCCAACGTACAAAGTCAATCTGCCTCAGGCGTCGAAGCTTAAAACCGAAAAACAGATCGTCAAAGCATATGAGCGCGCGAAAGCGCTAGACCCAAAGATTACGACTAAAGCTACAATCGCGCGCCATGAACGAAAGCTTGCCAAACAGCGCGAACGTCAACGCCGTTATCGTGAAGTTCGCAAGATTTACGCCGAAGACCCGCGAAAAGCAGGATTTTTAAAAGGCGCTCGAAAATGGCTAAAGCGTAATGGCGTTGATGAGACTATAATCAATAAAAAGAATCTTGATGGCTGGATTGAATATTACAATTATAGAAAATCTGTTTCAGCCGAAAAAGACAAATATGAGTTTGAAAAGTACATAAAAGAGATGGCAGATCAGCTCGAACCGGATGAGCAAGGCAAGAAAGCAACCGTCGCAGAAGTGCTTGAAGATTATCGACAATATATGGCTGAGCAAGCCGAATTTATAGCTCAGGCGAAAAAGGCATTTGGCGAAACGGTTGAAGAGTATAGCGCTGAAACCGTATCCAACAAATATTTTAAGAAAAAGAGGTAAACAAGTATGGAGCTGGACGACGTAAAAAAGATCATAATGGGCGCGAGTCTGGTTCCGCATAAGCGCCGCAGAATCCGCCGGGAAGTGGTAGAGCTTGTTTGCGCTTTCGACATTGAAACAACGAACATCATGCATCATGGTGAAGATCATTCTTTCATGTATGTTTGGCAATTTAGCCTTGACAATCAACGGATCGTCATGGGCAGAACGTGGGAAGAGTATAAAGAGCTTTGCAACGTGATTGATGAAGCATGCGAGGCAATCAAGGAAGAACGGAAGCTTAAAGAAAAGCCTGTTTTGGCAGTGTATGTTCACAATCTGAGCTTTGAGTTCCAGTTTTTGAGTGGTATATTTGAGTTTATGCCCGAAGACGTCTTTTTACGCTCAGGACGAAAACCCATATATGCGCGATCCGGTTGCATTGAATACAGATGTAGCTACATTCAAAGCAACATGAGCTTGGCACGATTTTGTCAAGCCATGAACATCATGGATAAAAAGCTGAGTGGACAAGTATTTGACTACACCAAAAAGCGCTATCCATGGACTCCGCTTACAGATGACGAAATCGCATATTGCAAAACAGACGTGATATCTGTTGTGGAGTGCATAAAAAAGGAGATGGAAAAAGATAATGATAATCTGATAACTATACCTTTAACGTCTACAGGGTATGTGCGCAGGGAATGTTATAAAGCATTAACGCCGCAGATGAAGAAGATTCAGTCTATTTTGCCATCGCTCGAAGAATATGAGCTTCTCCGCGAAGCTTTTCGCGGTGGAAATACGCACGCGAATAGATATTATGTGGGGAAGGTGCTTGAAAACGTGAAATCTAAGGATATGGCTAGTTGTTATCCGGCACAGCTTATAAATCAAAAATATCCATATGAGTTTAAGCAGATAGACGCAGACGTTGAAACAGTCCACAGATATATAGGTTACGGTTGTGCGGTTGTCTTTCGAGCTTTTTTCAAGAACATCGAGCTGAGAGACGAAAAAGAACCTATACCATATATAAGCCTAGCAAAAACGAGATCCACAGGAGGCGAGAAGTGCGGAGAAGGATATATTGACCTGATGACCGATAACGGCAGAATTTTATCTGCCGGAATATCTCAGATGACCATCACAGAAATAGATTATGATATCATAAGAAATATGTACAGGTGGGATAATATGGTTATAGAAAAAGCTATGTTTGCAGAAAAAGACTATTTGCCAGATGAAATGATTGCAGTCATTAAAGAATATTATGAAAACAAAACAAAGTTGAAAGGACTGGAAGACGAGGACAACCAGTACTTTTACATGAAAGCCAAAAATCTGCTGAATTCGCTTTACGGTATGTGCGCGACGAATCCTTTACAGGAAACGATTGAATATTGGTCGGGAGAGTATATAGAGCGAGATGTTGCAGATGAAGAGAAAATCAAAACGCTGAGAAAAGCAAAATTGCCGTATCAGTGGGGAGTGTACTGCACAGCGTATGCACGAAAAGCCCTGCAAGAGGGCATTGATAAATGCGGAGATAAAATCGTATATTGTGATACAGATAGCATAAAGCATATAGGCGATGTCAATATAGACAGTATCAATAAAAGCCGTATCAAGATCGACTTGAAAAGAGGAGCCTATGCCGATGATCGAAAAGGAAATCGTCACTATTTGGGCGTGTATGAAGATGACGGAGATTATGAACAGTTTATCACGCAGGGCGCGAAAAGGTATGCTGTCGTCACTCATGGGAAACTCAAAGTCACAGTATCGGGAGTTACAAAGCAGATCAACGAGCAAACAGGTGTGGCTTTTGCGGCAGAAGAGCTGGGAGAGATCGAGAATTTTAAGCCCGGTATGATTTGGTCAAAAGCTGGCGGCACTAGAGCTGTATACAATGATACAGTAGATGATCATGTGTGCATCGAAGGTCACGACCTGCACATTACAAAAAATGTCGCGATTGTACCGACAACATACGAACTTACCTATTCAGACGATTATGAAAAAATGCTTAATCGCATTAGCCTTTACGGGCGCTGGAAGAAAGAAGGAAGAATATAATGTCAGAAAAATTATACAATGATAAAGGATATGTCAATTTTGACTACCTGTTTGAACTTAATAAAGGATTTATGCTGATTGTGGGCGGTTGGGGAACCGGAAAGACATATGGAGCGCTGAAAAAGGTGCTTGAAACCGGGAAGAAATTTATCTACATGCGACGGCTTGAAACGGCACTCGAAATCTCAAGCGACGAAGACGGAAACCCCTTCAAGCGTTTGAACCGCGATTTGATGAGAAATATTCAACCAGTCACGAAAAGAAATCTTGTTAAATATTATGATTGCGAAGTAGACGAAGATGGGCGCAACGTTCCGACGGGAAACCCCATAGGAATAGGCGTTGCGCTTTCAACCTTTTCAAAAATGCGTGGTGTGGATTTCTCCGACATTGAATATATCGTCTATGACGAATTTATTTTAATGCCCGGAGAGAGGGCAATTAAAGAAGAATTTTCTGCATTCCTCAGATTTTACGAGACGATTAACCGAAATCGCGAGCTTAACAACGAACCGCCTGTAAAATGTTTTATGCTAGGAAACCCGAACGTGATGGGCAATGCCTACTTTTTGGGGTGGGACTTGGTCAAACGCTGGCAACAGATGGATAAAAGCAACAGCAACTTTTTTGACCTTGGAAATAATGTATTGTTGGTCAGACTCAAGGATAGCCCTATCTCAAAGCGGAAGAAAGAAGAAACCGTACTGTATCAGACGCAGGATGATTATATGTTTGAAAATGGCATTATTGCAGATTTTGCGCAAAGTGTGCAGAATATCAAATCGCTGAATCTGAGGGAATGTTATCCGATAGTCGGCGTCGGTCGAATCGGTATTTATGGACTCAGATCGGCATCCGGATTTTATGTTTCTCAAAAAGTGGTCAGAGATCCGTATTACGACCGACATGACGATGACCTGCAAGCGTTTAGGTTTAGCTATGGCATGTTCAGAATTTCTTATTACAAAAAAGCAATCATTTTTGAAAATTATGATTGTGAATTAAGATTTAAACAGTACATCGGAATTTAAGGCTTGACAAGGTCGAAAAGTTTTGATATTATGATGGCGAGCAGGGTTGTGCAATGCAAGCCCCGGAAGGGCGCACAGAGACGGCAGTCTAAAGAAACCCTGCTCACCATTTTTCAAAATTATGTAGGAGGTGGCTGTGTGTACATAACAGAATCTATGAGCTATGACAAAAGAACCGGTAAAGTTACTATCACGCTGATTTGGAAAACGCAGGACAAAGTTTTTAACTTTCCTCCAGGGAGATACAAAAACAATGTGCGCCTTGTGGCGTTGCGCCCTGAACAATTCACTTATACGCGGCGCGGTGAATATTTGGTGGGAACTTCTAGCGGATCTCCAACACTTTATCCCGCTTTTTGGGCGGGCATCGGCGAATGGCGCATTGACCCTAAAATTCGTGGAAATGTGAGAGGATGTGTATAATGGATAATTTTGTACAGTTTATCCAGACGCTTGGTTTCCCGATTGCGATTGCCGTATATCTCCTTTACGATAGGTCAAAGGCAGACCAGCTCCATAAAGACGAGATGGACGCTATGCGTCAGGAGATGGAGACGAGCAACGCGAAAATGACGGAAGCCTTGAACAACAACACAAATGTGCTGTCTCGAATCTTGGAGGTGCTGCATGTCACAGATAGTGAGAGCTGAAACCCTTGTACGTGAAGCGAAAAAAACGCTTGGTTGGAAGTATCAGTGGGGCAAAGCGGAAGCAGGGCTGGTTGATTGCAGTGGATTGATTGTCTATCTGATGAGCGGACTTGGTGGACGAGTACCGTATCACGGCACAAATACCATGTACCGGACGGACTGTGTTGGAAATCACCTTCCACTTAATCAGGCAAAACCCGGATATCTTTGCTTTAAGGTTCGCCCATGGACAGAGAAGGAACAGGCGAACCGCCACTACTGCAAAGAGCCGGGAGACGTGTATCACGTTGGAATCATGAGCGATAGCGGAAAGATCATCAATGCGGCATCTCCAAAGCTTGGTGTGATTGAGAGCGACACTAGCACTTGGGATTCATGCGCACGGCTCAAAGGTGTAGATTATGACAGTTTGCTTGACAGTAAAACGGCTTTTGACTATTTGCTGGATGAGCTGTCAGCGGTTATCGAAAAATATAGAAGGGAGATCGACTAAATGGCAAAACAGGTGCATAGTTTTGTGCGAATTGAGTATGAAGAGAGCGACGGCAATTCCGATGTCGAAATCTGCGAGATTGCACAGGATGTAAAGCTTAAAGCGGTTAGCTTTTATAAAGAGGAGGTTGAAACACAGTGAAAATCAATGATATCATCGCGCTGACAAATGCAGGATGGAGCAAGCAGGAAATTATGAAAATGGCAGGGATTGAGAGCAACCCGGCGCCTGCCGGAAACCCGGCGCCTGCCGGAAACCCGGCGCCTGCCGGAAACCCTCAGCCCGCAGAAGAAAATGAAACCCTGTCGCTTCTCCGGAATCTCACTCAGATGATGCAGAAGAACAACATCAACAACATGCAGAACCCGACGCCGGAACAGCCGGACGCGGCGGAACTGCTGGCGAAGATCCTTGACTGAGAAAGAGGTGATTATACATGGCAAACAGTTATGAATTCAACAACATCGCGACAATCCTTAACCAGATTGTAGCAGATGCTCAGGGACGGACGGCAGATATCACAGCAACGCCCCGCGACACGTCGCAGTTTGTGACCATGGCACAGGTTGCGTTGTCGATGGGAACAGACCCGATTATGAAATCCATCAGTCAGTTGATTAACCGTTCGCTTTTTGTCGCACGCCCGTACAAATCGAATCTGGACATTCTCCAGTGGGACAACGTGACGTTCGGCAATGCCGTTCGCAAGCTGACCCCTGTCGGAGTGGATGAAGCGCAGGATAATCTCGAATACGATGACGCGCCTGCTGACGGCACGAGCGCTGACCAGTGGAAGGTTAAGCGCCCGAAGGTTCTCCAGATGCAGTATGTGGGCGCGGAAAAGTGGGATGTGCAAGAGCCGACTGTTTTCGAGCATCAGCTTAATTCCGCTTTCCGTTCGCCCGAAGAGCTGGCGCAGTTCCTCAGCATGATTCGCATGCATGTGATGAACGAAATGGAGCAGGAAAAAGAACAGCTTGCCCGAATGACGCTTTCAAGCTTTATCGCGAGCAAGATCAAAAACGACACTGACAATGTTATTCACCTGCTGACCGAATACAACGCGGCGACAGGTTTGGGACTTGATGCAACAAGCGTTTATCAGCCGACAAATTTTGAAGGATTCATCCGCTGGACGGCGGCACGCATGCGCGAAATCAGTGGACTGATGGAAGAGAGATCGGTCAAATACCATCAGGGCATTACCGGATATACGATTCTCCGGCATACTCCGAAGGAGTATCAGCGGTGCATCATGTACAGCAAGGCGTCCGCGATGATTGATACGATGGTGCGCGAAAGCTTCTTTGACAACTGGCTTAAATTCCCGCAGTATTCGACTGTCAACTTCTGGCAAAACATCAACGCACCGCAGAAGATTGTTATGACCCCGCCTGTACTGTCCGCTACCGGCAATGTAAGCAAGTCTGCAACGACTGTAACGCAGGATAATGTTTTCGCTGTGCTGTATGACAGGGACGCTATCGGCTATAACATTATCAACGACGGAATGAACCAGACGCCGATTAACGCAAAGTCGCGCTACTACAACACTTTCCACCACATGATCAAGCGCTACTGCATCGATGTGACAGAAAACGGAGTCGTTTTCCTTCTGGATTAAGCATTTTTCAAGTAGCCGGGAAACTGGCTACTTCATAAAATGTTTGGAGGTTGATATCATGGCAATCAGTATTCGCTTGTATTCGTTCGGCAAAAAGCCGAACAGCACGAAAATTCCGGACGCTCAGACGGTTGAAAACGAAACTTTTGAATGCCTGTTCAAAGAACCTTTTAATCTGCTTAATCCGGTTATTTTGCTCAAGCACGACAATCCGGCAAAGTACAATTATGCTTATATCGGCAAATTCGGTCGGTACTATTTTGTAAATAATTGGGAATACGACAAAGGCATCTGGTACGGCTATCTGAATGTTGACGTGCTGGCGAGCTGGAAGGCAGAGATCGGGGAAAGCAGTCAGTATGTGTTGAGATCGGCGAGCAACTACGACGAAACTATTATTGATACGCTGTACCCTTGTTTTTCGGGGGAGGCTTTGATTACAAAAACTGTAAATAATCCATGGGCAAAGACTTTTGATACTGGCTATGTTGTCATCGGGATTGCAAATTCAGATACAGCAAACAGTGGTTTTGTTAATTACTATGTATTTGACAGCGAAGGAGTTAATAAATTAAAAAGTTTTCTGCTTGGTGATAGCGGTTGGTTTACGCTTGATATCGACGAGATATCCGCTAATCTGCAAAAAGAGCTTTTCAACCCGCTTCAATATATATCATCGTGTTTATGGTTTCCGGTTGAACCACCGACGACAGCTGGTGGTGATATTGATAAAATAAAATTTGGTTGGTGGGAACTCAGTAACCAGAAGGCAAGCACTCTTTTTAACGGGGGGTTAACTCAAATTGATTCTGTTTTTGATGTTCCACAACATCCACAAGCAGAAACACGCGGTTCTTTCTTACAACGCACTTCAGATTACAGCGAATTTGTTTTGCTATATCCGCCATTCGGAGAAATAGCAATACCAGCAGAACTATTAACAAATACTACAAAACTGTATATACGTGTAATAATAGATTTTATTACAGGTAGCGCGGAATTGTTGGTTTCGCCGTTTGAAAGTTTCAAAAATATTATAATTGATACATTTACTCAATTAGCTGTCCCGCTCCAAATAAGCCAAATCAATAATCAGCCTTTTTCAGCGGCAGCTAATCTTGTAAGCGGATTATTTAATATTGGTGTAAGTGGTTATGGCATGCAGTTCGGAAACAAAATCACGAAAACTGGGTTTATCCAAAATCTGGGAAATTCTTTCTTAGATTCCGCTGTTGGTACAACAAAATCACTTTCGCCCAATATTTCAACGACCGGCGCGAATGGAAGTCTTTCACGATTACTGTTCAATCCCCAATTAAAAGCGCGCTTTAAAATACTGGTGGATGAAGATATCAGCCATTTCGGTAGACCGTACTGCAAAGAAGTTAAGATTCAAACGTTGTCCGGATTCTTAAAATGTAATGGTGCAGATATTTCCACCACAGCGACACAGACAGAAAATGACATGATAACCGATTATCTTAACGGAGGGCTGTTCTATGAGTAATGAACCGCCTATGTATGCACATGAATATCGCGTTTCATATGTTCCGAGCGCGACGGGCATCAGCGAGCAGGGAGCAATAAACGCAACATGGTTTGCATGGTGGTTGTCTGGACTTGGATGGACGAAAAACGCTATATGCGCAGCACTTGGAAACTGGGAGGTTGAAACCCTGCTGAATCCAAACTATCCAGAAAAAGTCACGTTCCCACAGACGCAAACAGGCGGTTTCGGTATGCCACACTGGTCTCCATGGTTTCCTAAATTTGGCAAGTGGGCTTTTGATAATTATCAATTGCTGGCAAGCGCAACCGATGACAACCCATTGGCAGATTTTAAACTACAAATGGAGTATCATGAGTATGAGTGCATACACGGTTACAATGGTGGTGCAACGTGGTACAGCAACGGCGGATATTCGTACAAGTGGTCTGAGTGGAAAAAATCACTTGATGATGTACAGGAATTGGCAAAAGCGTATTATTGGCAATATGAGAGATCTGGAGCAGGAAACCCGGGGGACAGACCGGACAGAGCGAAAAAATGGTTTGACTATTTTACAGAGCATCCATATCCAACACGATTGGGAGTTCCCATTTGGCTACTATTTAAATTCAAGAGGGGAGTGATATTTTAATGCAACCGCCTTTTAGCTACCAGTTTATGAACGCAGTTGAAGGGACGATACACCCGTCTTTCCTGCATATCCACAATACGAGTCTTTCCCGGTTCTTCAAGCAGTACCTTTTGCAGGATGTTCTTTCAGTCTTCAAATTTACTCTTCCGGATTGGTGGGATGCGGATTATTTTCGTTATTCGCTTCTGGGCTATGGCTATGTTGCTGTCTTCAAGACTGACAAATTCGGCGTCATTCCTCAGCAATGCAATTTGACGGGATACAACGTTTTCTACCGTCCGACTAAAGCCATGATTGCAAATCCATTGATTGGAGGGCGAGAGCTGGACATTGGGCGCAACTGCGAGATTATTAAAGTTATGCCCGACTACTCAGGAATAGCCAACATCGTTGACTATTATGGAGATTTGATGGCGCTGACGTGGGAAGGCATCACAACCAACATTCTTAACAGCAAGCTGGCATATATCGGATTCGCGGGAAACAAAGCTGATGCGGAGACCTTCAAAAAGATGTATGACCGGATTGCAAGCGGAGAACCTGCTGTCATCGCGCGCAAAAAGAGCGCGAGTATCACAGACGAAGACAAGTTCCAGCTTTTCACGCAGAATCTACAGCAAAACTACATCGCGCCTCAGATGATGGAATCTTTGCGAAACATCCAGTCGGCTTTCCGTGCAGAGATCGGTATTCCCGATTTGAGCGTACAGAAAAAAGAAAGACTCATCACGGCAGAAGCGACGAAGACCGACATTTATACCAGAGCTAAAAGTATGTTGTGGCTTGAAACCATGCGCGAGGGCATTGAAAAAGCCAAAGCGAGATATCCGGAAATAGGCATGCTGGACGTGGAATTCCGTTTTCCGTTGGATGGAGGTGAAGAAGATGCAAGCGACACTGTCAGTATTGGGACTGTATAACTGGGACAGCAGTATTTTCGACGGATTTTATCTTCCGGACACTGTAGACGCTGAAACCCTGAGAAACCTTATTTTTTCAGAAACAGCGGAACTGGAAGTGTTGTATTCTAACCCTACTATTTTTAATCTGATTTTGCGGAGTTGGTCGAAATCAAGGCTTGCAGATTGGAAGAGGGTTGAAAGCGCGCTGAATGCGGAGTACAGTCCGATTGAGAACTATGACCGGACGGAGACGCACAGCGACGTTTACACGAGAAACCTTGCCGAGAAGGGGACTAACACTTCCACAGAAACGCATGCAGAAAACGGAAAGAAAGCTGCTTTCAATGATGATGCGCTTGTTGACACTGACAGCACGAGCGGGAATTCCAACACAGATGACAGCAATTCCAGCGAGTACACGGGAGGAGACAGCAGGGAAATCAATATTCGGGCACATGGCAACATCGGTGTAACGACCAACCAACAGATGATTGAAGCCGAAATCGCGATGAGGCATAATCATAATCTGTACAACATCATTCTTAACGATTTCATAAATAAATTTTGCTTGGGGGTGTACTAAATGATTGATATTTTTCCGTATAGTAATTTACACAATCTCAATCTTGATTGGATTATTGCAACGTTCAAAAATGTATCTGATTCGATGGATTTAACGGCTGAACAAATTTCTGTCTTGGAAGCAAGCGTCAGAAATCTTGAAAGTATTGTTGACTATGATGCGCCGTTGATTGCTCAGATTCTGGACACGCTCAACAAAAACGGCATCCATATTGAAACGCAACCATCTTTTATCACAGTTGGCAAGCGTGGCTGTATGTACAGCAATATCAACGATGCGGTGAATGCGGCGAAAGCATACTGCACAACTACAAGCAGAGTTGCAATCCAGATTTATCCGGGCGTGTACACTGAGTCTATTAACCTCGCGCCGAATCCGGGCATTGATTTGATGGGCATTGGTGATGTAACAATCATCAAGCCTACTGATACGGCATATCCTAATATGTGTCTGTTTACTGCTGGGCAGGGCAAATTTACGGGATTGACGTTCAAAAATAACGACGCGAATGCACCGTATTGTGTACACTACGAGGTACAGACGTTGGAAGACCATTGTCGGAATACGACGTGTGAATTTATCAATTGCACCTTTTACAACACGGCAACGGGATCCGGAGTGGGTTGCGGTGGAGGTTGTACGGATAGCCTGCGGTTTGTGAATTGTGTGTTCAGATCGGTTTCGGGAGTGAGCGCATATTTCCACAATCATCCGGTAAACACTGAACAGTTTGAATTGATGCTCAAAAACTGCTACTTTGAGAGTGTTGCAAACTATGCGATGACGATTGATTGTTACAGCAAAGGATATTTCGTTCTTTCCGCAACGGGAAACGGATATTATCCGGAACAGAAAACTTTAACACTCAACACGCTATCCGCGCTGGGTGCCACGCCGGAAGTCACACATTATATTCCTCTTACAAGCTATATCGTGCCTAGAGGTTGTGGAGGAAATTCGAGCAGATGTCTTGACAGCAAGCCCGTATATATGCCGGTTGCCGGAACGATGAGCAAGGAAGGTTATAATCATCCTATCAGCAATATTCAGCGGGATATGGTTGGAGTACAAATTCCCGATGGGTATACTGTGGTATTCAATCAGGTCTATGCAAACATCAAGTCTGAGAAAACCGGAGCTTTCAGCACTCAGATGCTGGTGGGGTTCGTGTAAGAGAGAGGGAGGAAACTCCCTCTTTTTCGTTGGGTTGTTGTGGATTTTGGGAAGTGCGAAATACCTCACTTTTTCTATACCTAAA